CTTGTGTGACTTCTGCATTGAGAATCCAAGGGTTGTCTGATCAAGATATTTCAGATTTGGTAAACAACAATGTGCAAAGTTTGTTTAATTCCGAAGGACTCACACAAAATCAATTTGATACATTGCAAAAACGTGCATATCCTGCATTGCTCAATGTAACTGGAGACTGTTTGACAGATGTGCTATCCATATTAGATACTACCACACCTGGAATTGAAACCATGGCAGACCTGTTGAATCCTGTAAAACTGTTTCCCACAAGTTTCAGCAGTTTGACACTGCCCACACCCGATGGTCCTGTGTTGATATACAACGAAATTGGTGCAGTAAATTCTGTTATAGTACCTATTTTGAATTCAGGTTCTGTTAGTCCCACAGGTTGTGACGAGTTGGCTAAAATTGTTCCACAGGCCAATGCTGCTGCAAGTCGTGCATTGCAAATTGCGTTCCAACAAGTCAAAGGCATCACAGGAGTGACCACACAACAATTAGCGGCAATACTACAATGACCACACTAGCACAAACAGCCGCAGAAACTGCGGCATATTCACAAAAATTAGGCACACTCAAGGGACTGCCCTTGGTGGCCAATACTACTACACCTGTTCCGGCAGCAGTGGCCACATATTATCAAACCAATTTGGCCAAAGGATCAGGTCCCAATGGCACATACTTGACCACAGACTTTTTTGGATCAGCAGCCGGCATTCCTTACAATGAAGATTTGGCTACAGTTACATCAACTATCACAGCACAACTCGCTGCCGGTACACTGACCACACTCAATACTGTGTATTCTTACATGGTAAATCTCATCACTGATGTGTACGGGTTGCCGGGCGCAATAAACCTTCCGGCACCTTACAACACAGGAAATCCCTATGCATCTTACAATGCGGCATTGGCGGTGTTGATAACTGGAGCAGATGCTGCCATTGGCACAGCCATCTCAGCCATGGGCACTGCAACCACAACATTGAACACTGCTTGGACAGCAATGACCACGCACAGTGCTAATGAAGCAATATTCCAAACTCAGGCATCAATTAATTTTTCAACACTCACAGCCGGCGCACAGTTGCCCATCACTGCTTTTATTCCTGCCTTGGCCGGCTACGGCCAAGAAACACAAGAAGGCATGGCAGCACAGTTTCTAGAGAGCATTGCCAACACAGCCAACCAATATGGTCAAGCCATGGTAGGTGCGCTACGTGAAGGGCGCAACACTGCCGGCATCAACGCGGTGGGGCTCAAAGCAGACAATGACGTGCCACAACTGCCCAATGCTGTGCCACCGCAAGCCACGTTGAGTAGCAGTGAATACACCCCCGCAGAAGCACGAGCTCTAGTGTAATACTCAAGTACTACTTTTTTCTGGTTGACCAGAAATGCCCATTTTGCTATAATAATGGCATACAAAGCAAAAAGGAGCCAACATGTATTACATTGTTTCTAGAGGTACCGGACTTATTGTAACAGATGGTCCCAACAGAACTCGTGCATACAAAACTTTCGGTGCCGCACGTGCCACCCGAACACGCCTGTGCAACAAAGCAGGGTGGAGTGTGGACCAACTCAGCATTGTTGCTACCAAGTACTACAAACCCCGCATGGTTGAACGTACCAACATCATGACTGGTGAGAAGTTTGAGGAAGATGTCAACACACCGCACTTCTGCTCACCCAGTTCAGAATCATTCTGGAGCATGTAATACTTGAGTATTACTTTTTGGCGGTTGACCAATAATTGCCAAAATGCTATAATATGAACATATTGTAAACAAAGGAGCCAAGATGACATACGCAACAATCCAGGAAGTCAACACTTCCATCATGTTTAGCAATTTTACAAACGAACAACTGGACTCAATTACCAGTGCCGTACAGTATGCTCGTGCCCAACTTCGTGCAGTGAAGATTCGTGAGTTCACCAAAGGTGATACAGTGAAGTTTCACAGCATCAAACGTGGTGTCACAGTGAAGGGCACAGTGATCAAGGTTGCCATCAAGTATATCACAGTCAAAGACGGTGTCACACTGTGGAAGGTGCCAGCCAACATGTTGGAGGCCGCATAATGAAAATTTTACATGTGGTTCAAATGGACATGTCAGACGAAGGCCAGAATGCAGACTGGGCTAACATCCGAGCCTGCGAGACTCATGATGCCGCGGTCAAACATATAGAATGGATGCGTGGTGAGTATGGTGCAGACATTCCTTTCCAGGTTGTGATGCTGGAATACTACTCAGAGGCAGCATAATGAATGAATGGATTTTACTTGTGGCCTTTATCAGCCCTGGCGGCAACTTCATAGACAAAGTGCCTGTGGCCATGCCCACCAAAATTGCATGCGAGAAGGCAATTAAAACATTGCCCAAAAAAGGCGAGCATCCAATGGGTGTACAGTATCGAGGTGTGTGTGTCACCCAGGCACACTGGAATGGTACTGAGCCAATGAAAAATGTTCCACTTGATTGACGGAGAAAACAATGAAACGTTTTAGAGATCCCAAATTCTTTGAAGGCTTTTTGATATTCTTTGTGATTCAGCCTGTGCTGTTTTTTGGTACCATGGCAGTCTTCGTCTGTGCTATTATTGAAAGTATCTGGGGGTAATATGGGATTAGACATGTACGCATATGTGGCCGCCCGAGCAGGCCAGCAAGCAGAATTTTACGAAGGCTCTGAGTGGGATCCTGATCATAAAGAACATCGCAACCCCAATGTCAACAAGCCACGTGAACTGGCTTACTGGCGTAAACATCCCAACCTGCATGGCTGGATGGCTCAACGCTGGTTGGCACGTGAAGGCAATGCACTACGTGAAACAGACAACTTCAACGGCATTGAATTCGAACTTACGTATGATGACTTGGATGACTTGGAGTATGATGTACAACATAATCGACTGCCCGCAACGTCAGGATTCTTCTTCGGCGAAGGTGCTGATGATTACTACAAGCCCAGTGACTTAAAATTCGTTCAAGAGGCCCGGGCAGAAATGTTCTTGGGTTTGAAAGTATTCTATAACAGTTCATGGTAACCCTGTAAATATATGAATGGCATTGACTTCTCACACAAACAATTCAACGGTATCACTATGGCAGCTGATTGGATAAGGGACCTTGAAAGTTCTGACAGCCGACTGCACAAAGAAAAGGTGATCGAAAAAGCACTGATGGCCGCCAAGTTGGGCAGTGCCAATGCACAGTGTTTTTTGTTCAACTGCTACCAAGCATACAATCCCTACTACACATTCCATGTCAAGCAAGTGCCCGAGAGCGAAGGCATTGAGCATGCGGAAAATCCTTGGCCTGTGTTTTGGGGACTGCTGGAAGGCCTGCGCACACGGTCATTCTCAGGTCATCGCGCCCGAGATGCCATCCTGGAAACAATGAAACGCTTTGATAGTGTAGAGTGGAACAATCTCTGCAGACGTGTTATCACCAAAGACCTGCGCTGTGGCATCAGTGAGAAAACCCTGAACAAAGTGCTGGGCCGAACAGAGTGGCGGATTCCTGTGTTCAGTTGCCAACTGGCACAAGACTCCACAGATCAACCCAAGAAACTTCGAGGCATCAAACGCCTAGAGTGCAAATTGGATGGTGTGCGTGTGTTGGCAGTGGTGCAAGGTACAGATGTCACACTGTACAGTCGCAATGGCAAGGTGTTTGCAAACTTTCCGCAGATTGCTCGCGCCATAGAAGACAATCGCAAGGCATTGGGCCTACCAAACCACACCAGTTACAGTTTTGTGCTGGATGGCGAGATTGTAGGCGAGAGTTTCCAGAAATTGATGAAACAGGCACACCGCAAATCGGATGCTGTTACAGACGGCATGGTATATCACGTGTTTGATATCATACCGCTGGACAGTTTTATCGAAGGCCACTACAACGCACAACAACACAAACGCATTGAAATGTTGGAACGTGTACGTGCCAAATTGCCTGCGGATGGTCCTATCCAGATCATGAACGGCCTGGATGTGGATTTGGACACAGCCGAAGGACATGACATCATGCAACGCTATGCCGAAGCCGCT